CAACAAATGGTGGTGGAAATGGTAATGCTTTAACAGGTGACGCTGTTGACGGTGGATCCGGCGGCGGTGGCGGCGGTGCATATCGTTTTAACAGTGGTCAAAATGTGGCTGCAGGTCAAGGTGGATCAGGAAATACACCCGCTACAACTCCTTCTCAAGGAAATGACGGTGGCGATGGTAGTCCAACATTTTTCTCACAAGGACAACCAACTGGACCAGCTGGTGGTGGCGGTGGCGGCGCTGGAGCTGCCGGGCAAACTGCGCCAGATTCTGTTGGTGGCCAAGGTGGTGACGGAGTTCAATCCGCAATAACTGGAACAGCAACTTATTACGCTGGCGGCGGCGGTGGAGCCGGAAACACTCGTGGGCAAGGTGGCCAAGGTGGGGGCGGCCAAGGAGCACCAAATACTGGTGGAACAGGCGCTGCAACTGGGCAATCAAATACAGGCGGTGGAGCTGGGGGCGGAAGCACCCCTCAATCTGGTGGATCAGGTGTGGTTATATTAAGAATTGCAGCCGGAGATTACACAGGCACAACAACAGGTTCACCTACAGTAACTGATGATGGAGATTTTAAAGTAGTAAAATTCACAGGTAGTGGATCAATAGAAATGTAATTATGGCACACTTTGCAAAATTAAATGATCAGAATAGAGTTGTTCAAGTTGTAGTTGTTCATAACGACGTAGCAACTGATGAGGCTACTGGTGTTGCTTTTTTAAAAAACCTTTATGGTCAAGATACAATATGGAAACAAACATCATATAATACACAAAGAGGAGTTCATCTATTAGGTGGGACACCTTTTAGAAAAAATTTTGCAGGCATAGATATGAATTATGATGAAAGCAGAGATGCTTTTGTTCCCGATCAACCTTTTCCTTCTTGGACTTTAAATGAGGAGACTTGTTTATGGGAAGCTCCTGTACCTTACAAAGATCCAGAGGCTTCACACCCAATAGACTTTTGGGATGAAGACGCTTACCAAGCTGATACAAATGATCCTAAAACTGCAGGTTGGACAGACTCAGAGTAATACACTATTGACTATTTAATACAGCTGGTATAATTAGCTATATATGAAAGACAAAATTACAGAGGCCAGTGTTCTGGAATTATTTCCTCAAATTGTTTCTATGTACAGAGTTGAAACAAATTTTAATCCTAAGCAACTTACACTAATTAAAAAATATTCAGAGGACTGCTATAAGAATGATGGTAATACTACAAGTACAAATAATTTTATCTTAAACTTATCTGCGTTTAAAACTTTAAAAAAACAATTATTAAAAAGAGTTGAGTTTCATTGTTATGAAATTTTAAAAATTGATAAAAAAATAAAAGCGTATATTACACAGTCTTGGTTAAACTATACTCAACAAAATCAATTTCATCACATACATTCTCACCCTAACAGTTTTTTATCAGGTGTTTATTATATTAGTTGTGATGATGACACTATTAGTTTTCAAGATTTTACTTATAAACAAATAGATCCTATTGTTGAAAAACAAACTAGATATAACTCTGCACGATGGGATCAACCCACTAAGACTCACGATCTTTTTTTATTTAGCTCTGCTTTAAAGCACTCCGTTAATTTAAAACAAAATAATGCTACACGAATAAGTTTAGCTTTTAATGTATTTTTAAAAGGAGAAATAGGAAAGGCAAGAAATTTAACCTATCTTAAAGTATGAACTACCAAGTAATATATAGTGGACCTTTATTGTTTAGAGTAAAGATTAATCCGGAAGATATTAAAAATATTAAAAAACTATTTGTAAAAAATAAAAAATTTAGCCACAATAAAAATTTAGCTAGTCTCATAGCTCATACATATAAAATTAATGATTTAAATTCTTTCTATGAAGTATTAGCACCTTATCTTAACGCTTTTAAAATTGCTTATAGACAATGGTATAATAAAGAGGCAAGACAAGTCGATATTATTCAAGCGTGGGTAAATTTTATGAAAGCTGGAGAAGCCAATCCTCCTCACATACACAATCAGTGTAATTTTTCCTCTGTGTTATACACAGATATACCTAAAGGTTTAATAAAAGAAAATAAAACTTATACAAACAATGGGACAAAACCTGGTGATATTGATTTTAATTTATACCCTTATGTACCAGATTTTATAGCTCAATATAGTTGTTTACCAGAAGTTGGGGATTTTTTTATTTTTCCATCAAAACTAGTTCATTCTGTTAATCCATTTAAAAGTAAAGGAATTCGTGTTAGTGTAGCCACTAATTTTAGAGTACATTCTAAAGAAAATGAATAAAGATATTAAACATTACATAGCATACTATCCTAATTTTTTTGACAAAAAAATTTGTAACAAAACAATAAAAGAATTAAAAAAACAAAAATTTTTTAAACATCAATTTTATAGTGCAACTAAAGATGCTTCTTTTCATCTTTCTGGTGATGAAGAGTTATCTGTCGCTTATCCTGAGAGTATGGAAAAACTTCCAAGCACACATAAATTTATTCAAGATAAATTGTGGTATGCGATAAAAGCATATATTGAACAACATAATTTTTCTTGGTTTAGCGACTGGTCAGGTTATTCATCTATAAGATATAATAAGTATGACAAAAAAACTAGAATGCACTCACATTGTGATCACATACATTCTTTGTTTGATGGAGAAAGAAAAGGTATACCAACACTATCAATTATTGGTTGTTTGAATGATAACTATGAAGGAGGAGATTTAGTCTTTTTCACAGACACACCTATAAAAATGAAAGCAGGAAGTTTACTTATCTTTCCGTCTAACTTTTTATATCCACATGAAGTTAAGTTAATTACGAAAGGAACAAGATATTCTTTTGTATCTTGGGTATGGTAAATGTCTAATAGACCTTTTTATTGGTATTGGCACAACATGTTAAACTTAAAACAAGTTAAACAACTTAATAAATTTATAGAAAGAAATTACAAAGAAGATGAAAATGAAAACCTAGGTGCAATAGGACCTAATGGAGAAAAATTAAAGAACTTAAAAACAAAAATTATAAATTATCAAAAAGTAAAAAAACATATTCATCACATAGTAGAAAGTGTATTTTTAATTAACAGAGATCAATTTGGTTTTGATCTTTATAACTATAGTGATCAAAATGGCACTCACTACAACGTCTATGATTCTAAAACTCAAGATAATTATGATTGGCATATTGATAGGTCTTTATTCCCTTATACAGACATGAAACTTACTGTAATAATTAATTTATCAGAAAAGTTATTTGAAGGAGGTGACTTGTTTATACAACAAACCGAAATTGTAGGTGTGCCAGAACTAAGGCAGATAGGAACTGTAATTGCATTTCCTTCGTATGTTAGACACAAAGTTACTCCGGTAACAAAAGGTGTAAGAAAAAATTTAGTATTGTTTTTTAATGGACCAAATTTTAAATGAAAAATAAAGTTGAAATAGTTGATAATTATTTATCTAAAGAAAATTTTAAAATTATAGAAGAAATTACAGGCTCTTCTGATTTTGCTTGGTTCTATTGTCCGCATGTAGCCACCATAAGAGATACACATGGTTTTTATCTTGCTCATACTTTCTTTGACAAAAATCAAATATTTAGTTCTCACTTCAAAGATATATCTTTTCTTTGGGAACCTTTAAATGCTAGAGCGTTATTAAGAGTTAAAGCTAATCTGTACACAAGCACAAATAAATTAATAGTTCATAATCCTCACAAAGACTATCCTTTTGAAAATCAAGGTATGGTTTATTCTATAAATGATTGTGATGGTTATACATTTATAAACAATAAAAAATATGCTAGTAAAAAAAATAGAGCTATATTTTTTGAAGCAGGAGAGTATCATAGTAGTACGACTTGCACAGATACAGAAGTAAGAAGAAACATTAATATTAATTATATAAAATGAGCGATAAATACAATTTTAATATATTCCCTTTATTTAGTGATGTGGTTACAACCACCACATTAAAATGTGATGATAAAAAAATATTAAAATCTTTAAAAAAATTAAAGTATGTTAAAAGAGAAGGATCAATCTCAAAAGAGGTAAATTGTCTTATTAGTAAAAACTATAATGTTTTAGATTCATTACCTATATTAAAAGGAGAGATTCATAAAGGATTAAAACTTTACATTAAAGGTTTGATGAAACAAGACACAGGATTTAAAATAACAACTTCTTGGGCCACTCAAACAAAACCAAAGGCTTATTCAAATAGTCATCAACATGCAAACTCTTGGCTAAGCGCTGTTTATTATCCTGAAGGAGATGTTAATTTTAAGATAAGATTTTATTGTCCAAAACCTCAACTATGGTTGGATCATTGTAATGAGTATAATATATACAACTCAAAAACTTATGATATAAAAGCTGATAAAAATATGTTGATAATTTTTCCAAGCATATTAGCTCATGAAATTTTAACTAATACCTCTAAAAAAATTAGATATTCATTAGCCTTAAATGTTATTCCTCAAGGTAGAATATACGAAGACACAGATAGTGAGCTGATTATATAATTTGAGTATTGTTAAAAGATTTTCCAAATATTTAGACGCGATAGAATATCCAAAGAAAAAGTCCTCTTGGAATATTGCAGGTATTATTAAAGGCCAAAACGCTTTTCATAAATTTGATGTTAGAAATATGTTTGAATTACCTAAAGAAGGGCTAGCACAAAAAGGACGACTTGATTCAAAAGCAGACAAAATGGTTCTTGAGGGTGAAAAACAATGGCTTATTTTAGATCTAGAAGAGCTTCATGAATATATACGCAGAGAAAAGAAGCGAAAGGTCTATGTAAATGATTTGATCTCTGATTTAGAATGGACTATATTTTTAGCCAAAAATTAGTATAATGGTATATTATGGCATTACAAAAAGTACAATTCTTACCCGGCTTCAATAAACAAATTACAGACACTCAAGCAGAAGGTCAGTGGGTTGGAGGTGACAATGTTAGGTTTAGATATGGCACACCTGAAAAGATAGGTGGTTGGCAGCAACTAGGTAATAATAAACTAACAGGTGCAGCTAGAGCTATGCACCATATTGTAAATAGAAGTGGTCAAAAGTTTTCAATTATAGGCACAAACAGAATCTTATACGCTTATTCAGGAGGTGTGTTTTATGATATACACCCTATTAGAGCTACAAACACACTTACTAGCGCTTTTACTACAACTAATGGATCAGCTGTAGTCACAATAACTTTTTCTTCTGGTCACAGTCTTGTGCCTGGAGACATAGTATTATTAGATAACTTTAGCACTATCACAGGATCTAATTTTGGAGCTTCAGATTTTGACGATAAAAAATTCATGGTAACTTCTACACCAACAAACGTAACGATAACAATTACAATGCCATCAAATGAAACTGGATCAGGCGCTACAACATCAGGCGGTATTAGAGTCCAGTCTTACTATTCAGTTGGACCAGCAGAACAATTACCAGGTTTTGGTTGGGGTTTAGCTTCTTACGGTGGTACAGTGGCCAACGCACTTACAACAACTTTAAATGGAGCGATCGATGCTTCTACAACAACTATTGTTTTAACAAGCGTTGTCAACTTTCCAACGACAGGCACAAATCACATACAGATAGGATCTGAAGAAATGTCTTACACAGGAATCTCAGGCAATACATTAACAGGCGTGACACGAGGGGCGAGAGGCACAACAGCAGCATCTCACTCTGATGGTGCAACAATTACAAACACATCTGATTTCGTAGCATGGGGTGAAGCAGCATCTGGAGATTTAGTAATCGATCCAGGTCTTTGGTCAATAGATAACTTTGGTGGTAAAATTATTGCGTTGATACACAACGCACAAGTTTTTGAATGGGACTCAAACGCTGCTAACGCAACGACAACAAGAGCAACAATTATATCTGGGGCACCAACTGCATCAAGAGACATGATCGTATCCACACCTGATAGACACTTAGTATTTTTTGGAACAGAAACCACAATAGGAACACCAAGCACACAAGATGAAATGTTTATAAGATTCTCTAACCAAGAGGATATTAACACTTACACACCCACAGCAACTAACACAGCCGGCACACAGAGACTAGCTGATGGATCTAGAATTATGGGAGCTGTTAGAGGTCGTGATGCAATTTACGTTTGGACTGACACTGCTTTATTTACACAAAGATTTATTGGACCACCTTTTACATTTGGTTTTGCACAGGTAGGTACAAACTGTGGATTAATAGGACAGAACGCTGCGGTGGAGGTAGATGGTGCTGCCTACTGGTTTTCAGAGAATGGCTTCTTTAAATATGCTGGTGCACTACAATCACTACCATGTCTAGTAGAAGATTTTGTTTACAATGATTTAAATACTACAGCTAATCAACTTATTAACGCTGGACTAAATAATTTGTTTGGTGAGATTAATTGGTTCTATTGTTCTTCTGGTGCAACAGTGATTGATAGATGTGTAACTTATAATTATATTGAGTCTACACCTCAAAGACCTGTTTGGACCACAAGCACATTAGATAGAACGACATGGCAAGATTCTGCTGTATTTGGTAAACCACATGCTACAGATTACGATGCTGACTCTAACAACTCTTATGATGTCGTTGGTAACACTGATGGTTGCACAATTTATTACGAGCATGAGACTGGCACAGATCAAGTGACAACCACAGCTACGACAGCAATAACTTCTAACATTGAATCGGGTGACTTTGATATTAGTCAAGGCGGTGATGGTGAGTTCTTTGCAAAGATTAGAAGATTCATACCAGACTTTGTTTCTCAGACTGGTAACACACAGATTACATTGCAACTAAGAAATTATTCTAACGACTCACAAGCAAGTTCAGCTCTTGGACCTTTTACAGTGACATCATCTACAACAAAGGTGGATACCAGAGCTAGAGCTAGAGCAATATCTTTAAAAGTGGCAAATACAGCTGCACAACAGAATTGGAAACTTGGTGGGTTTAGATTAGATATACAACCAGATGGAAGAAGATAATGGCAAAGATAGTACAAATATTAACACGACCTAGTAAAGAATATAGTCAAGATGTTGCTGATGCACAAGTAAGAGATCTTGACAGTATAGTGCAAAAATTAAATACAACATATCAACAAGAATTAAAGGACGAAGTTGACGCTCAAAACTTCTTTTTAAATTAATGGCAAATAGTTTCGTAAATGCAAAAGTAGATTTAACATCAACAGACAACACAACGTTGTATACAACTCCAACTGCCAATGTTGCTTTGGTAAAATCAATACTAGTATCTAACGATTCTGGTTCTGGATGTAATCTAGATGTTACCTTAACCGATGCTTCTGGTAATGTTTTTAGTTTATTTAAAACTAAGACCATAGCAACTATTACGACAACCGAACTTTTAACTCACCCTCTTGT